TCAGAGTTTACGCCATGCCTCGATGTCCTCCCCGTAGGTGTCAAGGTGATGGCGGGCGATGTTCTCTACCAGTCCCGACACGCTCATTCTGCGATTTCCGAACAGGCTGACGATGCGGTCGAGGGCATCGCGTGTGTTCAGGTCAAGGAACACGGGTTTCCGGTTTCCAATGGTCGGGACAGGAAGAAACGTTGCCTTGTATTCCTCCAGCGATGCCCGGCGTTGCTTGCCGCTGATGCGGTGTACCACCTGCGGGCTTCCATCCGTATTTTCCTGCACGGTTTCACCTGTTTGTTCATTCATGTTCTCATCCGTACCTGCCTGTACATCCTCGTGCTCCTGTGCCGGCATACCGGCAGGCACAGGGTCAGGCTTCTGTTTTTCCACTTTCGGCTCGATACCCAAAAAGATTTTCAACTCTTCATCCATTGTCTGGTTGCTTGCGTTCTTTCTCATGCTTTTTCCAATTAAATGTTTAACAATAGTGGTCGTTGTGCGCACGTTTGACCGATTATCAACTGCAAATAAAACGGATATAATACAGGTTGTCAAACACTTGGATTGTCTGTGGCAACAATGTGTCGTTTTGCATTTTTCATGTATGATTGATGGTGGATAATTCACTGATTTGCCACAGAGGTAGAAAATAGCTATTCAATATTTAAGGGCTTAATCTGAGCGGACAGGGCAGAAATAAGAATGTTTTCAGAACGGTTAATGAGAATCATTTAGGATGGTAAATAGAATCCGAAAAATGCCATAAGCTACCACATCGGTGCCAAATGCTGCCACGATGTTACGAGTTGGTTGGATTCTGCCAGAGTTGGTTTTTCTTTGCACCATCAGCAGTCGGAAGGGATGGAATGACGCCACTCTCGACCAGTTGCTGCCACAAGCTGCCAGCCAACCGTAAAGCCATTGCCCGATGAAGATGTTGACTTTACTTTGCAGGCAAACAGGATTACCAACAATAAAAACAGTATATGCAATGAATGAATTTGTGATTATCTCGAAAGACGTGTTTGAAGAAATGGTCGGGAAGTTCAGCCGCTTCTCCGACCGGGTGAATGAAATCCTCGGCAAGAGGGATGAAGGTCGGCTCAGCCGTTGGATGGACAATCAGGAGGTCTGCCAACAGCTGCGTATCAGTCCAAGAACCTTGCAGACGCTTCGCGACAACGGAACGCTGGCTTACTCCCAGATTGGGCATAAGATTTTCTATAAGCCGGAAGACGTGCTGCGTATCGTCCGGCTCGTGGGGGACAGACGAAAGGATGCAGCCTGTCGGGGAAAGACCATCTGAATGTAATTGTATTTATTGTACCACTAAATCCACTGTAACAAATGAACGGAACGATTATGACTAACGACGAATGGGCTGTCGGCTTCATGGAGCAATTGGATTCTATGCTCGACGGCATTGAAAGCATGAACGAAAAAAGCAAGGCTTCATTTGGTAATGAACGCTTTCTGACGGACAAGGAAGTGTCGGCATGGCTCAAGGTGAGCCGACGTACCTTGCAGGACTACCGCAACAATGGTATGGTATCTTATTATCAGTTGGGCGGCAAGATTCTCTACAAGGAATCTGACATCGAAAAGCTGGTGATGGGCGGGTATCGGAATGCCTACCGGATGGAAACGTAGTCTTGGCAAGCGTGAAATGAGAAGAAGCCGATGGCGACAGGTAAACTGCCCAGCCAACGGCTTCTTACATTATTATCATTATAGATACGAGTGGCATTAACACCTGTATCGTGGATTGGTGTCGGATAGCGAAAAGAACAAATGAAAAGGCTTCTCACGGTAACACAGTCCTTTCATGATGAACTTTCTGAAAACCATACATTCCCTGCTGCGTAGCTGGAATGCAATGGCTATCACCATTTCAAGGCTGTACACCTCGTAACGTGTTCCGTCGTCCTGTCTGATGTACCGTTTCGTTTCTTCTTCCAATAACTCATGGCTCTTATAAATGGTACGAACTGCCTTGCGGATGTCGTAGCAGAATACCATAAACAGGTCTGCCATTTCCTGCATCGTCATCCATACTGGAGCGGTCGGCATGGCGACCACTCCATTTTCACTGATTGTAATGATTTCCCGTTCCATAATGTATGTTTTTAATGTTCTCCCTGTCTTTGTTCCACTCCGGCATACGGAACTTGTTCCCGATGCGCTGGGTCAGCTTCTTTACATCCTCATCCACTTTCTGATGGGTCAGTCGGGAATAGATTTGCGTGGTTCGCATGTTCTTGTGTCCCATCATCTGGCATACGGTTTCCAACGGAACTCCCTGTGAAAGAGTTATCAATGTTCCGAAATTATGTCGTGCCATGTGATAGGTAAGCCGTCTTTCAATCCCGCATAACTTGGCGAGTTTGGGCATATTGTTGGTCAGGGCGGAGCGGCATGGCATGTTGAACAGCCTGTCACTTGTCCGCTCTCCCTCGTATTTCTCCAATATCCTGCGTGGAATGTCAAGCAGGCGTATCGCACACTCGCTCTTGGTTTTCTGACGTTTGAACTTTATCCATAGATTTCCCTTGCCGTCCTTGCTCAAATTACTTGTGTTCAAGTTACACATATCAATATAGGAGATGCCTGTAAAAGTGCTGAATATGAACATATCACGGACGAGGCAAAGGAAACCGTTTGGAACGGGCGTGTGCATGAGCTTCTGTAGCTCGTCCATCGTTAGATGGCGGTGTTTCCTCAGTGCCTTTTCAGGAATGAACGAGGCAAACGGGTTATAACGGATTGTACCTTGCGCCAGTGCCGTCCTTGTCATGGTCTTCAGTTTTATGATATACCCCTCCACTGTGGCAATGGAATATCCCATGTCCGTCCGCAAGAAATTGTCATATTTTTCAATGAAGGCATAATCAAGCTGCTTTAACGGGATGTCTTCCGCACCGTAGCAGTCATGTATAAATTTCTGGAGGGTTTTATAGGATGCCTTGTGGGCTTTCAATGTGCCGTAAGCGCGGTTAATGCCCACACGCTTGGCATATTCCTCCATGTATTCACGGTAAAGTTCCAACAGTTTCCGTTTGTATTGCCCGACACCGTTCACTGCATTCTTGACAAGTTCAGCCGTGATGTAGCCCTGCTCGTCAAGTATCCCCCTGTAATGGCGGTGTATTTCTTCCTCCAGCCTATCAATTTTTACGTTAACCTCCTTTGCGATACGGCTTTTCCCCGTCAGGCGGTACTTCTTGGCATCCCACAATTCCGGCTGCACTTCCATTTTCGTGGAGAACTGTGCGACTTCGGTATTGATGGAAATTCTTCCCATGAGCGGACACAGACCGTTCTTCTTTACCTTTTGTCGGTTGATGTAGAACAATACCGCGAAAGTATTGTAGGTGGTACTGCGTTCTTTCTTCATGGCTTCATTCTTTTATTGTGTCCGGCTTTGGTTTTCGATGTCGCTGTCTGGAACGTTGCATCCTCAGCCAATGGGTTATAGTCGAATTTGTCATCAAGATGTTTTTGCAGCCTGCCCATGTCCTCGCTTACCTTGTCATGGGTCAGGTGCGCATAGATTCGGGTGGCACGCCAGTCCCGGTGTCCCATCAGTTCGCGTACCGTATCAAGCGGAACTCCCTGTGAGAGAGTGACTACCGAAGCGTATGTATGCCGTGCCTGATGGAATGTGACCCGACGTCTGATTCCGCATGCTTCCGCTATCCTTTTCAGGTAGATGTTCGTCTTGCTGCAACTGTACATCGGAAACAGCCTGCCGTTTTTGGCGATGCCCCGATATTTCTCAATGAGTTCCAGCGGAAGTTCCAGTAACGGAACATGGAACGGAGTGCTTGTTTTCTGCCGTGCGCTGTGAATCCACCATGTCCCATCCTCTGCCTGTGCGAGATTCCTTTCCGTCAGGTTGCGGAGGTCACTGAACGAGATTCCGGTGAACGCCGAAAAGAGGAACACGTCACGCACAAGATTTAGGTTGGATTTGGGCAGGGGGGTGGCTATCATCCGTTTCAGCTCCTTTTCTGACAGGAATTTGGGGACGATGGGAACATAGTCAAATATATAGCCGACAAAAGGGTCTTGCCGGAGGTGTCCGCTATTGATGGCGGATTTCAGTACACGGTGCAGGTAGCCCATCATCCTTGTTATGGTAGAACGTCCGATTTTAAGGTCGGTGCGCAAGTACAGGTCGTATGCGGATACGAAAGCCGGATTGACAGATTGGAACGGCAAGTCCCTCACGTTATACCTCAGTCGGAGGAAGCCCTTCAGGTGGTTCAATGCCACGCAATACTGCTTGTAGGTTGCCATCTTGCGGCTTATACCGACTTTCTTGTAGAAGCTGTCGTTGCATTTCTCATAAAGGGAGATTAGCGTTTCCTGTTCGGAGGATATGCCCTGAAAGGCATTCTTCACTTCCATTGCAGATACGTTTTCCTTTTTCGCCAGCAAGTCCTTGCAGGCGGAACGGATATCCACGCTTATCCTGTCCAGTTCCCTGTTCACGGCGGTGGCGGGCTTGCTCTTGCCCACAGCCCTGCCGGATTTGACATCCCACAGTTCGGGAATGGCATACACCTTGGTGCTGAACTGCACCATTGACTTGCCGATACGGATTCGCCCCAATATGGGCATCGTCCCGTCAGCTCTTTCCTCGTTTTTCTTGAGGTAGAATGTTACTTTCAATTCATCCATAATCAGCTCTTTTTTGTTCGCAAAATTATATTGTATAGAGCCAATCATCCGTTTGCAGAACGGTGCGGACGGGTGCAGGAAAAACCGTCGGATAACTATTTTAACCCATTGTGTACAAAGAACCTCTCTACATCTGTCAAACCGCTGTCTGACAGTATTGTTTTACCAAAAATGTGAATGTCCTTTTCTGCATAAATAGGTAACGTATTCGTAACGGAAAGTCTGCACATATCCGCTGTATTCTGCTGTTTTGCCACTTGGCAGCGATGGGAGAAATTAGGAAGTTTACACTTGATGTTCAGTAAGTTACGCAGATTGTTCCATTTTTGCATCAGCGATGCTCAATATAGTAACAAAACAACAACTATTTGATGCTTTTGGCGGGTTTTTCATCACAAAGATAATACAAAATTCCAATCACAGATTTAAAACACGATCTCTTTTCATTCCATAAATATTTCGTCATAATATTAAGAATACTCCCCACCAGCAATTGGCCAATGGGGAGTCAGAAACATGTAACGCAACGGATCGGGGTGCCGCCCCTTATATTCAAATTCTTATAAAATTCATATCCAACATATTTTCCTCTATGCTTTGAATTAGGCAACTGTCAATTTCTTTATGCAATAGTTTTGAGGCATCAAATATTCTTGAACTTTTACTGTCTTCAATAATGTAATATTTATCCAACCATTTACAAAGCGATTCTGTCACATCGAAAAGCATCGCTTTAATCACTAGCAAATCCCTGGTCTGCTTACTGATACCTGCATTCCTAACAAGGTAAGTACTGTTTACAAAGACATTTTCATCTGTTTTTTTATCCTCCAGAAGCGTTTCTTTAGCTTCTGGAACAATCTGTTCATCTTTCTCCATAAATTATATTAGTTTTCATTGAATAATCCCAATCTGTAGCCTAACAAAACGGTAATAAACAAACCGGCTACATTGCTTGTACCTGTTACACTTTCTGTTGCCAATAACCAATTGTATAACATACATCAGCCTTAGCTGAGGCCATTTCCTTGCCCTTTGCGAGCATTTCCTCCATCGTACCGTAGTGAATCATGTCACCACCGCCAAAAAGCCCGTATCGGGCTGTATCCTTCACTTCCATATTGTTATATATCAATTGTTCCTGTTCAGTTCGATAGACCTTCTTACAGCAGCCTTCACGTCGTTGCGATAGTCACGAATCCAGTCGTTGCGTCCGAAATCACATCCGTAGTAGGCACGTTCCAAACGGTAGTTGTACGCCCTGTTCTTCTTGGCGCTACCGGCACTTTGCGCTGCCAGCCTTTTCCTTGACACTGCATCGTCCTTGATACGCTTCCAGCTTTCCTTCAAGGCTTCCGAAAAGCTCATGAATGAATGACGATAGATGTACCATGCCTTTCTCATAACTTCCGATTTGTTGTACTTTGCTGTCATAGTTGTAATGCTTTAATTTTCGATCGCTCTGCAAATGTAATATAAAGCACTACAATCATCCAAAAGTAAGGAAATATTTAACACTACTTTAACAAACAAACGTAACGATATATCATTACAAACGAGTATTATTCGTATCTTTGCATCGAATATCAAAACACTACAATATGAATTTAAGGATAAAAGACGTAATCAAAGAAAAAGGCATGACTATAACAGAACTTGCCGACAAAATGGGAATCAATAGGGTAAATCTTTCTAGTATGGTAAATGGCAACCCAACAGTAGAAACATTGAACAAAATTGCGGATGCCATTGGTTGTCCGGTAACAGAACTATTCGAGCAACCAAAGAAAAACAGCCTTTCCATCACCTGCCCACATTGTGGAAAAGAAATCGATATCATAGCCAAAGGCAAAATTCCGGATAAACCTTTTTAAAGAATGTATGATTACCCATTTGGATTACAACAATTAATCGAATCAATCGCCAAATGTATTCTTAATGCTGAAGAAAAAGATAATGAAAAAAGGATTAGTAGCGAAAAAGCATTACAGGTCATAAAATCTGTTTCTTATAAGCATAACCACACATTGAGAGGGTGTGTCAAGTATTTGGCTAGCACCAAATACCAGACAAGTCGTCTTAGACAATTCCATAAACTTTCAAGTTTATATCGCCAAATGTACGGTCATTGGGAATACAAGTAGGGAAAGTTGTTTGGCTGTGGTATCCCTGCCAATCCTTTCCTACCTATTTTTTTACGTGTGCGCGATGACCTCCCAAAAATCTTGCAGCAATAACTTTCTCAGTTCTTCTTCATCTATAAACAACCTGTTTAGTTCTTCCTCATCCAGAAAATAGTCATTGCATACTTCTTTATCGCTTTCCGACATTTTTGCCATGGTAGTATGATTATCATTATGGTTTTATCTCTACTTGCTGATATTAGTAATAGTAAAAACTAAGTTTTGTCCCCTTCGGATGACCCATCCGTTTTTATGCTTTACCTTCAAAAGTTCCCCGCGCGTATTATGACCTGCAGAAAATCTTGCAGACCATGTTCGCGCGCGTTATGACCGTCAGAAAATCTTCATCTTTTTTCTAAAATCCGAAATCCAGTAACGTACAATATAGGGAACAGAGAGCTAACCGGATTCAGTCAATAAAACACAACCACGTTGCAGCACGCCCTTTGTGCTTCTTTGGCCTCATCCTACAAACATCTGAAGTATTGTAATAGCTCCTCTCGTTCACATCTCTCCTCGGCGGCCAGACCTCGGATATTGTGGGGCAGTCCGGAATCGAACCGGTGTACCATGTCTGCCCCTTGTGCCGCCCCATCCCGTGAGGCGGTCTGTAGTTAAGTCTGATGTTGTGATACTCCTTCTCTAAGGGTTCGTGAAATAGGCCGGAATCGAACCGGCCACCTTACAGCTCAAGCTGCAAGACCTTTTTTGTATTTCTTCGATTTGCGTGGGGTACGCTTCTTATTTCCAGGAGCCCGGCAGTACATGAGTACATCGGAACCGTTGTAGTATTCCCTGCCGTTTGCCGTCCGTACCCGTACCGCCCCGTTCTCAACCAGTTCGACAAGTTTCTTCGGGCCTCCGACAATACGCTCAGATTTCCGTTTGCCGAACTCTTCCGTTTCCATCTGCTGGAGGATATTCTTCAGCAGCCTTACAGCTGTATCAGCATCCAACAACTCTTTTCGCAATTCATTATTATGTTGATAAATCATAAAACAACACTTATAAACATTATTCATATCCCGGTATCCAGTTCCCGGTTCAACCGCTTTATAGCTCCATTTACTGTTGAGGCTGACAGGTTATACCTGCGCTGCATCAAAGATTTTACCCTGGACGGTGGTCTACCTTCCGCAACCATTCTATTATAATCCTTAACCATATCGATGTAATTGAAATCGGTTGTATTGATATGGTATTTCTTCAATTGAGTATACACATACCTTGTAGTGCTCAAGAACTCCAACGCTGTCATATATCTCCCCAATTTATTAATATAGACTGAATTACCCCCTCTAACGCTACCATTCAAGCTTATAATTTACCATGGATTTTCCTCACTTCCAGCTGAGGCTTTATCTTCTGAAGCCAAAGGGAAATTGCTTAATGGATAGAAATGGGCTGTATTACAATCAAACCCACACAGGAAACGTCCTATTCCGATATTTCTCCCTTTGGATATGTTAATTAACGCCGTACCCTTTGTACTGTATCTGTCAAACGGCTTCGGATATGAACGGCCAAACACTTCTGGGCGATAGATGAGTATCACCGTATCGGCAGCCTCAGCAATCTGACCACTATCACGTAACCTGTCAGTGGTCGGTTCCGGATTCTGTGCATCACGATTCAATTGTGATAGAGCGACAATCCAAATATTCAACTCCTTTGCCAAGTTCTTGAGTCTTCTTGCTACTTCTCCCATCTGCTGCTCTTTGTTCGTCCCCTTCATGTTCACGTTTAATATCTGGAGATAATCTATGACCGCACCATTTATCCCGTATTTGATTTTCATAGACCGTATAGAGGAGATAATCATGTCTATATTAGAAGTGCTCCTGTCGTCAAAGAAAAGGCCTTTCCCGCAATTCTCATACAACGTCCGTACTCCCTTATCCAACATAGCCAGTTTTCCGTTATCCAGTTTACCATAAAGCAACTCATTGGCAGGAATCCCGCTCTCAACGGAAACCAACCTTGCAGTAAGCTGCTGCTTGGTCATTTCCATAGAATAGAAAGTGACCTTACTACCAGATTTTACAGCTGTCAAAACTATCGATGATACGAATGAGGTTTTTCCCTGACTAGTAGCACCAGCAACCACAATAAGGTCAGAAGCCTGGAACCCTCCCTTCCGATCTATCATCGGGAATCCGGTAGGTGTCCCAATCATAGGAGCCTCAGCCTGCATGTTCTTGTTTACAATCTCATACAATCCATCAATAGATTCATACAACGTTGACACATCAGAAGCAGATTCTCCGAATATGTCGTCAAGTTCATCCTTTACTTTAGTAAGTACATCTACAATATCCTCCTCTTCATTCAATCCAGATGAAACCAGATACTGGCCGATTCTCCAGAAACGCCTACGCTTTTCCAGATCATGAAGCCGGGCTGCATACTGATAGACGTTAAGACCACATGCCTTACCGGAAATTGCAGACAATTCATAAGGGGTAACAACCGACCCCATTCTAGTAAGTTCCGGCATTACAGAAATGATACTGACCTCATCCCCTCTATCCGCAACGTTCATGATTGATTGATAAATGTCCTTATGCTTCTCCACATAGAAGCAATCCGGATTCAAAAGCTCCCTGACCTCATTTAAAGCTCCTTTAGCACTGAGTAACGAAGACAGGACTACAGATTCACAGCCTTCATCAAATAACTGGTCACCTTGGAAAGCTGTTTTTATTTGAGCATTTTTCATACGTTCCTCCTTTCTACACGCTTTTTCAATTCATCGAGCGCACTACGGTAAACATTTGTACGTTTCTTCGGAAAGTCTTTCCAGTTATTAAGGCTCTGCAAGGCATCACATAGCTCCTTCTTGGAATATTCTTTAATCAACTTCAAATACTGTTCCTCTGTCATTTGAGTAGACACCTTCAGAACATACGGACAATTCTCTTTAAGCCATTTGTTGAATCGGGTGAATTCTTCAGATTGCGATGGAAATAAGGAAAGCTCTGCTTTCTTCATATTATCTTCAGATAATATTTCTTTATTATCTACGTCAGTAGTAATAACATTATCATTTACATTATCATTTACATTATCATTTACATTAGGTTGTACTTTGGTTGTACTTCGGTTGTTTTTAGGTTGTACTTTGGTTGTACTTTTAGAATAACGGTTGTTCGTATTGCCCACTGGAGCCCCACCTTTACAACCGTTCTCGTAACGTTTCCAGTTTGCATCCAACTGAGGCTTGATAAGTAACCATGCAACCTTCGCAAGCCCCGTAAGTTCAGGTTCCTTATGGTATAGGGCATAACACGAAATCGCCCTATAGATTTCCAGCTGTTCACTCTCCTGAGCTTCATCAATCGCCTCCTGGAAACTTTTATAGAAAACAAAACTATCTCTGCTGTTATTCTCCATTGCTTCCTCCCTTCCTGTTTACAATATGGTACATGAGACTTTCCCGGTCTTCCGAATGGGTATTCATTATCATGCCTATATGCCGAGTATTTCCATCACTTGAAGCCTCATCAACAGAAATCCCGTATATAACACGTCCATCTGGCAACTTCATGCTTTGTATATTCATTCCTTGACGCTTGAGCTGCAAGATTACTTCAATAGCACAATTCTGACCTAAAGAAGCATTTAAATCTTCCACAGTAAAATAACATCCTGACAAAAACAACTCTTTGGCTTTGTCAACTATACTTTGGAATAACGATGATGCTGGGATATCATTGCGTTTCATAAATCTCTACTTTTTGCAGGTTACACAATAATCAACAGCTCTTTGGTCTATCTCTTGCTGCGTAGCAATACGGTTCTGCTTCATCCAATCCTCTATTTCTTTTCGATCAAAATAGATTTGCTTCCCATTAGGTTTGTAGTGAGGTATCTGATGGCTGCATGTTAACTTATACAAATGGCTTTTACTTAACCCTGTAAGCAATGCAACATCATCAAAACAAAGTACATTTTTAGCTGCCAATAAGCTGTATCTTTCAATTCTGTCTAACTGTTCTTTTAATTCTTCAGACATAGTATCCTAATAAATTACACATTAATAAATCGGGTGTGTACTTTACCCTTTGCTTGTAATTACTTAGCAAATATCTGAAAATACGGTAACAAAAAACCCTCACATTAACCTAACATGAAGTCAACGTAAGGGTATCAATTCAATATAATTTCAGCCATCTCCTATCGGCATATTTTCTTTATTTCTAAAAATCCTTCAGGTTCAGAACTTCCTTTATTTTTATAACTATTAACAGCCTGTTCTGCTGTTTTTGTATTTTCAATTTGAAAAGCCCTTCTGTATATATCCCAAGGGATTCTGTTATTACTTGGCCTGAGTCCCAAATAATCACTTGTTTTGTCTACAAAGTATCCGAATAAAGCTTTCGTTCCAGTCCATTTATACAAATTCCCATCCTTTACGCACCATTGAATCTTTGTAAATAAGTCTTCAGCTTCATAAGTATCGAGTTCTTTAGGCAATGATGTATTCCCTTTTCTAATTACAGGCTTTTCCAGTCTTCTCTCGAATTCCAAAACATATTTAACTTCGCTTTCATACATTTTAATCGCATAATTCAAAGATTCAAGATATGAATTCCACCGCCAGTAATCATTCTTCTCAATATCTGACTTTATTTCATCCAAATACGGCTCTATCTCTTTATAAACCAATTCTAACATATAAAAACCCTTCAGTTCTCTATCAGGGTCGATGTCAGTTCCTAAATAATCACTACCATCAAAGCAATCTTTCCCGTAAATCAATTTCCGAGCTCTTTCTGAAAGAGCGGCTATTCTTTTTAAGTCTAACTCCTTGTAACTATTCATGGCATTAACCTTATAATTTAACCTCTGGTATCAAATTCACGGCCTTACGCTTATTCTCATCAACTATCTTAGCGTATAACTGAGTTGTCCTTACGTTAGTATGACCAAGAAGTTTAGAAACAGTATATATATCCGCTCCAAAGTAAAGCATCAAAGTAGCATTCGTATGGCGAGCCACATGAAACGTTACATGTTTATTTATTCCGGCATCTTTTGCCCATATCCCAAGGTATTTCTCAACGGTTGTTGTACTATTAGGCAAGTTAAACACTTTCGTACTGGTTGCTCCTGGCTCCGTTTTAACCGGCAACCATTGCATAGCATTGTCAGAAAGGGGCAAATATAACGTTTCACCTGTTTTTTGCTGCTGAATTTCTATTTGATACAAACTGTCAGTAACCCTATGAATCTTCTCCCATACCAATCCTTTGACATCACTGTACCTCAATCCGCAAAAACATGCAAACAAAAAAGCCCTTTTTAGTTCATCGTACTTGCATGGAGTGCTAATCAAAGTCTTCACCTCTTCAAATGTCAAATATTGCTTGGTACCCTTCCCCGGTTGTGGACGATCATTATAAGGTATCTTACTGGCTGGATTCATAGGTATGACTCCATCTTTCACCGCCTTATTCAATGCTATTGAAACAACATCATAATATAATGTCTTGGACGCTTCCGACAATGGTATTCCCCTTCTGCTTTTCACCTTATCCAGATAATCAATGAATCCCAAAAGGAAATTCTTATCGACTTGTTTCAATGTAATTTTATCTCCTTTATATTGAATCAGGTGGCCAATTGTAGCTTTAACACTTCCGCTATAAGCAATGCTTTCCTTCTCATGGTAGCTTTCCGCCTGGAGTCGCATGTATTCTATAAAATTCACCTTCGCCTTATTCCCCATAGAAAATCCGTACTCCTCATTCTGGAGTGCTACAATCCTTTGTGCTTTTATAGCGTTAGCAGTCCTGAGTGTCTCTTCATTCTGCATCTTATCACCCTTATTCTTCTCTGGAATAAGGTATAGTTTCAGGAACTCATATTCACGAACCCCGTTTCGATAAAAATCAAGATAAATAGAAAGGTTACCGTTAGACAGTCTTTTTGTTCGTAACCTGATAGGTTCTTTAGCCTTTGTAGACAATTTCTTTCCCAT